ACTGGACCGGCCGGGCGCGAGATTCAAGCCACCTACGACTACTGCGACGAGCACGGCGCACTGCTCTTTCAGGTGGTCCGGTTTCTTCCGAAGGACTTCAAGCAACGGCGCCGCGACGCGATGGGTAACTGGCTCTGGAATCTCAAGGGCGTCCGCCGCGTGCTGTATCACCTGCCGGACCTCGCCGAGAAAGAGGCGGTTGCCATTGTCGAAGGCGAGAAGGATGTTGATCGGCTCTGGTCGATTGGCGTCCCTGCCACGACGAATCCGGGCGGCGCAGGAAAATGGCGAGACGAGTACGCCGCGCAGTTGACGGCAGCCGGCTGCAAGCGTGTCGCGGTCCTTCCCGACAACGACCCGCCCGGTGAAGCACACGCTCGCACAGTGGCCCGGTCCTGCCACACAGCGGGCCTCAGCACGAAGATCGTCGTGTTGCCCGACCTGCCGGCCAAGGGTGACGTGTCCGACTTCCTCGAGAGCCACGACAAGGCTTCCCTGCTCGCGCGCATTCACGAGGCAGCGCCATTCGATCCGGGCGACGTGCGCGAGGCGCCGGCCGCAAGCCGTCCGCGGTCCGAACCGCGAACCCTCGCCGACGTGGATCGCGTCTTCCGGCATTGGCTAGGCGACGATTACGACCTCGATGCGTTGCACGCGGTACTGGCTGCGGCCGCAGCTGAACGGCTCTCGGGCGACCCGCTCTGGTTGCTGCTCATCTCCGGGTCGGGGAATGCGAAAACCGAGACGGTGCAGGCGCTATCCGGGACGGGCGCGCTGATCACCAGCACGATCGCCTCCGAGGGCGCGTTGCTCTCCGGGAGTGCCCGGCGCGAGCACGGGAAGGACACAACTGGCGGGCTGCTCCGGCGTATCGGCGACCACGGGATCCTGGTGATCAAGGACGTGACCAGCATCCTCTCAATGGACCGAAACATCCGCGCCAGCCTGCTGGCCGCCTTCCGCGAGATCCACGATCAGCGATGGGAACGCAACGTCGGGACCGACGGCGGGCGGACCTTGCTCTGGACCGGGCGTATCGTCGTCATCGGCGCCACGACGACGGCCTGGGACCGCGCCCACGACGTCATCAGCAGCATGGGCGACCGGTTCGTCATCGTCCGCATGGACTCGACACTGGCGCGCGTGCAGGCGGCCTTCCAGTCCAGACAGAACACCGGGCAGGAAGTGGCGATGCGCGCCGAGATGGCCCGGGTTGTCGCGGGGCTGCTCCACCACGTCAACGCCGAGCACACCCTTGACCTGCCCCACGACGCCGAGGCCCGACTGGTGGACGCGGCCAACATCGTGACGCTCGCCCGGACCGGCGTGGATTATGACTACCGCGGCGATGTCATCGACTCTCATGCCCCCGAGATGCCGACCCGGTTCGTGAAGCAGCTCTATCAGTTGATGCGGGGCGCGACCGCGATCGGCGTGTCCCCCCAGGACGCGCTGCGCCTGGCCATCCGCTGCGCCCGTGACTCGATGCCCCCCTTGCGACTGGCGATCCTTGACGACGTGGCGGCGCACCCAGATAGCACCACACCCGATGTACGGCGCCGGCTGGAAAAGCCTCGCACTACAGTAGATCGCCAGCTCCAAAGCCTGCACATGCTGGGCGTACTGAGGTGCAGCGAAGAGGAAACCTCGAGGTTCGGGCGCCCCGTCACCCTCTGGCACTACCGCCTGGCTGAAGGCATCAGACCCGACGTGTTGGACCCGTCCTGTACACCAGAAATGTTGGTAGGTACCGCTAAGGGTACAGAAGAGAAAGCAGAGAGAACCACTGACGTAGGCGGTGTGTGCGTAGTTACTAACATTTCTGGTGTGGGGGTTGGCGAGGTGGGGGACGACGATGGCCGACTCATCTGACCGCTACGTCGTGTTGCGCGGCGGCGTCCCGGTTGAGGTGGAGGCGTTGCGCCTCGCCTGGAATCTCGAGGAGCGCGGCTTCAGGTTCGAGCAGGTCGGTGCAGACCTGTGCGTTCGTCCTGGCTCGGCGCTGACTGAGGCGGACGTGGCACTCATCCGGGCGCACAAGTCGGCGCTGTTGGCGATCGTCGCCTACGAGGTGCCCCACGATGCGCGAATGTGATTCGCGGCGAACGCCACGGCGAGTGCAAGGACGATGGGCGATTGAGCAACGGCTGCGGCGACTGCTGATTCAGACGGTTCGATTCGGCGAGCAGCGGGCGAACGACAGCGATCGGCGCTGGGCCTGCCGTGTGGCAGACGGGCTCGGCTTGGCGCTGAGAGGCGAGGGCAACGATGTTGCCCGAGGGTGACGCGGCTGTAAGTTGTTGGGGTATATATACTTAGCATTCATTACAGAACTGTAAGTCCATGGACCGCGTCCCAGGACAGCGTGTACGGGCCTGTTCCCGGTTGAGATTTGGGACCCTCGAAGATGAGCAACAAGCCCTTGAAGGCGCCGCGGCACCTGAAGGCGGCAACCCGGCGCTGGTGGCTGGCCGTCGTGACCGACTGGACGCTCGAGGAACACCACGTCCGGCTGTTGACCGCGGCGGCTGAAGCCTGGGATCGAAAAGAGCAGGCGCGGGAGCAGATTGCCCGCGAAGGATTGACGGTGCCGACGAAAGAAGGCGGGGCGCGGCTGCACCCGGCGGTACGCGTCGAGACCGATGCCCGGCTCGCGTTCGCCCGGCTGCTCCGTGAATTGGATCTCGACGTGATTCCGCCGGCCGAGAGCAAACGACCGCCCGCGCTGCGCAGCATTGCGAGGTGAGACGATGCCCCGAAAGATGAGACCGACAAAGATCCGGCGGACACAGCTGCCCGATGTGAGCCGGGCACTCTACACGCTGCTGCTATGGGCCGACTGGGACGCAGCCATCGCCCAGCAGGAGCGCGACGAGACGAAGGCCTTCGAGCTGTGGGACAACGAGTCGCACGCAAGGGCCTGGGCTGCGATCGAGTCGCAGGCGGTGCCGGAGTGGGCAGCCGTCTACCCGGGCACTCGCCCGCCGAGTTGGTGGTACTGGAGCGCACCCGAACTGCGCCGACTGACGGGTGGCGTCTACAAGGAGATCACGGGCATTCACCGTTGCCACGATACGGGCGTTCCGTACATCGACGGCGGCTGGAAGAATGTGCCGACGGTCGAGAGCACGCCGGCGCTTTTGGATCGGCTCGGCCTGTGGTTGTCGGGAGAACGCGCCCGCGTGCCGGCGTCCGCGTTCGCATCGCAGCCGTTTTCGTACGCGGAGGACGACTTCCTTCAGGCACCGAGCGGTGTACCCGGGCAACAGCAGGATGACGCCGACGACGATTCCGCGGCGTGACCATCGGGCGCGAAGGCGTGAACCGCCCCTCACGGGGCTTTTGTGAAAACGGAGAACACCATGCGAGTAGAAGTTGGACAGGATCGGCGTGAATTGCATCCGACGCTCGGGTACGAGCGGCCGGGAGATTTTCTGCAGGACGTGGCAACGGCGGAGATGACGGGACAGGTGCCCGAGCAGCTGCGACCGCTGCAAATTCAAGCAGCGGCCGGGGCAGACGAGATGGGCCACTACGACGTGTCGCACGGCTTCTGCGCGCCGAGCTCCGGCAGCCCGTTCGTGCTATCAGCTGCGGCGGAAGATGATCCTGCGGCTGGCCGGACCTTGCCGGTCCCGATGACGACGCCAATCGTTCGCGTTCGGGCGCGGTGCGATAAGGACCACCGGACCTCTATCAGCGGGGGGTTGGTCGTCGCGCGTCACCCGGAGACGGTGGCTCTCGATCCCTCGCGCGGGGAGTTCGAGCAAGTCGTGCTGACGGCGAACGACGGTTTTGGGTTCGCCCTTGCGTCGAACAACATCGTCACCGACAGCTTCCCGAGCTTCGCGGCGACGCTCGGCGAGGCGTTCCGCGACGAATTCGGCGGGCTGTTCCTCGAGGAGCGCATCCGCGGCACGGGCGTGGGCGAGTTCACCGGCCTGTTGAACAGCCCGGGGCTCATCACAATCGACGGGGAAGTCGGCCAGGGCAAGACGATCATTCCCGACAACGTTGTGAAGATGCGCGCCCGCTGCTGGGGCTATCCGCGCGCCGTCTGGCTCGCGATTCATGACGCCCTACCCCACATTCTGAAACTGGTGCTTGTGGTCGGCGCCGCCGGTTCCGTGATCCCGCTGTGGCGGCCCGGTGTGGACGGCTGGCCTGACACGCTCGCCGGGCGTCCGCTGTTCGCCTGTGAGCGCTGCTCGGCACTCGGCGACGTGGGTGACTTGATTCTCGTCAACTGGAGCCAGTACCTCGACGGAACCTATCAGCCGTTCCGGGGGGTCGATTCGATTCATGTCCGGTATCTCCAGCACGAGACCGCGTTCAAATTCTGGGTGCGGAACGATGGGGCGCCGTGGTGGCGCTCGCCGGTGACGCCGAAGTACTCAGCGAACACGCTCAGCCCATACGTCACGCTCGCCGCGCGAGCGTAGCTTACTCACAACAACAAACCACGATGAAAACGAGGACGGATCATGCTGAACATCTTACAGACGGCCGCGCAGCGACGGGAAGGCGCCGCGCTCGATTTTCAAGCTGAAGAGCGGCGCGTCGAAGCCGCGATCAAGAAGGGCCAGGCGGACCTCGAGCAGGCGCGGTTGCGCGCGTCGCATTTGCGTGCGTCCTGTGATGAGGCGTACGCGGCGTATACGCGGATCGAATTGGAGATCGGGGAGTGCCGGCGCCTGCTCGATTGTCGGCGCAGCGAGTACGAACGGCAGATGCGGGAGTCCGCGCCCGCGGAGATCGGGGACTTCATGGACTGGTGCGAGATCGAACAGAAGAACTTGCGCCGGGCGTTGCGCACCAGCGAAGCGCAGGGTCCGATCGATCTGCGCACCGGCCGCCACCAGATGATGGCCTCATCAAATGGCGCCGCGGTCCAACTGGTCGCGCAGGCGCTGATCGAGGCCCGGCAGCGGGCCGCGGCGCTCGTGTACGAGCACACGCCGGACCTGGCCGCGGCGCTCGAGGCGCTGCGGCGCGGGATCCCCACCCTGGACGAAGCCGAAGCGCGAACGCGCGAACAGGTGGCGTGACATGGACACGATTGATCTTGAACGTCTGTTCGCCGGCCGGACCTTGGCGCTGGACCGGGCATCGCTGCCCGCGCTGGCGGCGCGTGCGTCCGCGCGTGTCGGCGCTGCCAGCCTCGAACAGGTGGCTCAGCAGCGTGCCGCACTCCTGGATGACCGCAATAGCCAGGGGCTCACGGTGCGCCGTGTGGGGTCCGTCGCGATCGTGCCGCTCAGCGGCTTGATCACGAGCGACCCGTTATGGATCTGGATCTTCGGCGGCACGAGCCCGGACGCGCTCGTCCGCGCACTACAGCAGGCGGTGGCCGATCCGGAGGTGACATCGATCGTGCTCTTGGTCGATTCGCCCGGCGGCGAAGTGTCCTTGCTCACCGAGACGGCCGCCGAGATCCGGCGGCTGAAGGTGATCAAACCCATCACATCGATTGCGCGGACCCAGATGGCATCCGCCGCGTTCTGGTTGGGCGCGCAAGCCACGACGGTGGTCGCCACACCGAGCGCGGACATCGGCGGCGTTGGCGTGTTCACAGTTTTCTTCGATACAACCGCCTTCGACGCGCGGATCGGCATCGTGCCCGAATACATCGCGTCGACGCCGGAGAAAATAGAAGCGGTGCCCGGTGCCCCGCTCGGAGATCCCGCGCGGGTCTTCCTTCACTCGCGGGTCAACGAGGTGTACGGCACCTTCGTTGCGGACCTCGCGAAAGGTCGGAACATCACGCCCGCTCGCGTCCGATCGGACTTCGGGGCGGGCCGCTCGTTCGGTGCCGTCGAAGCGGTCCAGCGCGGCCTGGCCGATCGCATGGTCACACTTGAGGGATTGCTCGCGAAGTCCGGCGCGCGATCGTCGCTTCAATCGCAGGCCGACGCCGATGCGATCGGGATCATGGTCGCACTATCCGGTGACGAGACCGGCACGCTTCAGAACGATCGCGACTGGTTGTTGTTGCAGTAAGAGGCGAGCGATCGTTTTCGTCGGTCCGGTACTCGCCCCGGCGCACAGCAGCGCCGCTCCTAAGCCGGGCCGACGTTTTTCGAGATGACGACAATGACCGACGTTCAAACAGCGACCCGTGAGATCGCCTGCGAGGATTGTCAGCGCACCTTTGTCTTCCCGAGCGATCCGGGCGAGGGCGCCCGTTTTGCCGAGAAACACTTTTCAGATCCCGTTCGATGTCCGGGCTGTAGGCGCATGCGGCAGGCGCACCACGGCCGCTCGTGTGGGGCAGACGATCAGCTGCTCGTCTGCGTCGAGTGCGAACGATCTTGGGTTTATACAGCCAACGAGCGGGCTTGGATGCGAGCGAAGTTCGGGCCGGATGCGCCCGCGCCGCGGCGATGCAAAACCTGCCGGCGGCTGCGCCGGGAAAGTGGACAGTCGGCGCGGGCGATATAAGAACGAGGCAACAACAATGAACCAAGTGCAGATCACCAGCATCAAAGTGTCGGCAACCGGCGCGACGGTCGAACTCTCGCCATTCTCCGGCACCGTCGCGTTGACGCGGCTGGAGCTCGCCAAGCTGGCCGGCGAAATCGCAGTTCAGACCTGGCGCGCGACGATCCAGGCGCAGCAAATGTCTGAGCGGTCGTAGGCATCAACAATTTGGCGCTGCGCTCGCAGAACCGGATTTCGTGTTTCTGGGAAGGGGCGCGGAATGTGGAAGGGGCGGGCGCGGCGCCAATTAGAAGCAGGCAGAGCACAGCGGAGAGTATGACATGCGAGTAAAAGGGAAAATCGTGTCGTGGACGACATCGAGCGGCTACGGGTTCGCGGCCGTTGACGGGCGGTCCGACGTGTTTGTCCACCGGACCGCGCTGCCGACAATGAAAGACCCGGCCGTCGGGCAGGTGATCTCGTTTGAATTGACGGACACACCAAAAGGGCCGCGGGCGGAGAACGTGACGATCGAGGACGGACAATGACCCGACGACTCGCGATCGTGGCGGTGTGCGCGGTCCTGACGGTGGCGACGCCGGCGGTCGCATCGGCGTCCCTGGTGATCTGTGTCGGCACGGCCGAGCGCATCGTCTGCGCCTGCGATTCGCGCGCCTGGCTGTTCGATGCCGACAGGGGGCCGGGAGTGACGGCGGGCACCCGGCTCAGGTACGAGGATACCCACAGCAAGATTGACATCGCGGGTCGGTTCATCATCGGCGCCACGGGCGATTCGCTGGCCGAGCAGTCAGGCGGGCTCGGCGTGTGGCTGACCTGGCGTGCGTTGCCGCCCGGGCAGACGGAGACGGCGGCGCAGTACTTCATGCGACTCCTGCGGGGACTCGACGCGCACATGGTTCCGTGGCCCCGGCCGCTCGCGGCGGCCGTCGGCGTCTTCGGATTCGCGCCGGTGCCGGACGGTGCGGTCGGGACGATTACGTGTGCGCCGGGCGGTAAGCCCGAAATCGCAGATGGCACACGCGCCGACCGGTTCCCCATCATCGCCGTGTGGGGATGGGAAGAATTCGACTGGTCGGGAATCAAGGGCCGTCTCAAACTTCGACTCGCGGCGGACCCAAACGAACACGACACGGCCGCGCTGTTGCGGGCCGAAATCCTCGGCGCGGCCCGGCAAACAGATCTCGTTGGGGGCCCGATCCACATCGCGGTCGTCGACGCGCAAGGGGCTCGGTGGATTGTCAGATGAGGGGAGAACCAACGATGCGGCGAATGGCACGGCTCTGCGTGTTCTTGGCGTGCGCGCTGTGGTCGGCGCCGGCCGTCGTGTCAGCCAGCATGGTGGTGATCATCGTCACGCCCACGCGCCTGATTGCCGCGTCGGACTCGCGCAGCTGGATCCACGACGACAAGACGGATGAGCGGATTCGCTACGAGGACACGGCGATAAAGGTGGCCTTCGCCGGCCGGTTCCTCTGCGCCTCAACCGGCTACACGGACGAGGTGTGGCAAGCGTGGCGCGGGCTGTCGGCGGTTGACGGGGAGTCGGCGGCTCAACGCGCCAGCCGCTTGCTGCGCGCACTTCAGGCGCAACAGGTGACGATGCAAAAGTCCGCGCTCGCGTTCGTGGCCGTCATCGGATTCCTCGGACCACTCCCGGATGGCCTCGCCATGAGGCTTCGGAGCTCGCCCGGCCGCGCGCCGGCTGAAGTCGTCTTCAGCGCGCCGATTACGGAAGTCCCGTTCGTCGCGGTCATCGGTTGGGACGAGGTGGACTTCGAGGGCGTGAGATCCCGGCTGCAGGCGCAACTCAGGCCGGACCTGACCGAGGCCGAGATGGTGACGATGGCGCAGGACGCGATCGCCACGA